GTATTCTGGTTCAGCTCTAGTTAATGATTGTACAATTTTTGCCATTAGTCTGCATGCCCCGGATCAAATGGATCATGATAATTGCCTGTTGATCTAGCTTCTCTGTTGTTATCTCCTCCACTATAACTTGATCCCGCTCCTGTTTCTCTTTCATAAGCATCTTGAATAGTTTCGTAATTTTTTTTAGCTTGTGCTGTTTGAAGTGCTTTTTGTTCAGCTGCTTTTTCTGCTTCAAGTTTAGCTAATCTTTCATCTAATTCAGTATCATCATAATTACCATCAGCGTATTTTCTAGCTAATGTTTTATTAATCGTATCTATTCTTTTTTGATAAGCTCTTTGTAAGCCATATGTTGTAGGACTTCCATATCTACCACCTGTTATTGTATTTAAAAATCCACCAGATACAGGATTATATCCTGCCATTAATCCAGATTGTATTCTTCCAATACTATCTAAATTATCTGCACCGCCGTAATAACTTCTAATGTCTGTAAACCTTGAATCTTGTTTTGGAATTGCACTCATAATTCCTTGAAACATGCTTTTGTTTCCAACAAAAGGTAGGTAATCCATAAAATTAAATTCTTCTTCTTCGTCTTCAAACATACCACCTTTAAAATTTTGATTTCCATACATATCAATCAGTTCTTTATCTGTATATGTAGCATCCATTGCTCTATCTTCTCTAAGCTTGTCTACTATTTTTTGATTTAATGGATCTGCCATAGGAAATTTCTTGTAGTCTGTTTGTGCGTATGGGTTAGCGTAAGGACCTGTTTCAAATAATTGTTTATTAAAATCTGCTTGACTCATATTTAAAAAAGGAGAAGCACCAGGAGCTCCTATCTTGTCATCATAACCTGCAAGAATATTGTTGCTGTCATTAAAAGCATCTGTTGAAAGTATACCTGTTGCACCAGGAGGTGGTTGGTTTACGTCTGGTTCATTAGTAGGTATTTTAAAAGGGCTTTTTAAATATTCTTGTGGTGGAATATAATAATAACCTTGATCTCGTATCTCTTGGTCAGTAGCCATTATCTTCTTCCTCCTGGATGTATATCTAATCTAAATGTTCCTAGTTTCCAATCTTCAGCAATACCTGTGTTTGCAACTTCTAATGCAATTTGTCTTGCACGAACTCTAACATCTTTTTTAGTTGTAGTTGAATCACAACTAAATGTAGTAGTAACTTCACTACTGTTTGGATAAATTCTTGTTTTAAATTTAATTGCAGTGTTTCCTGTTTGACTAATAAAGTCTGGTATAAATCTACTAATTCTCATAATGTATTCACCGTCTCCTCTAATGTCTGGCATACCTACAGTAGCGCCTGTGTTACTTCTTTTTTGTGTAATGTCAAAATCACCAGAAGTAATAGTTCCTATAACCGCAGTCACTGCTCCGCCCGCATTAATTTGATCAGTCCCTGTTTCCTGATTATAGTATATCGTACTTCCATCCGTATTACCAATAACATCTGATGATGCATCATCGTCAGGTTTATAACAAGTTGCGTGTGGTTTATCAAAAACAGCAGAATCTTGCCACGCTGCTCTAGGTAAAGTACCTGTTGTCCATATAGGACGTTTAGGTGATGAGTCTAGATAGTTGTAAGTAACTACTCTATTAATTTGATCTGATGCTGCCGTACAATAAAACCAACTTACTTCACCAAACAAATTGTTTAAACCTGCATTAATAAGATCTCTAGATGTAGCGTTTATATCATCGTAAACATGGTCTTCTACAAGACATGGCATAGATTTTAACTGACCATCATAGGTAAAGAAACCATTCTCTGACATCCAATATGCTGAACCATCAACTTCAATACATGCATTTTTACCAAACAATCCGCAGTTAGTTCCTACTTGTTCAAATGAGAAAGTAAAAGGTTGTCCTACAAATTTCATAAGAAATAATGCAGTATCGGTCCACACATAAATTGCGTCCCTACCTTTAATAGCTCCCATAATTTTAGAACCATCAGCAAGTCTTTGTGTACCTGAAGTGTTTTCAGCTTTTGTTGTGTAAGCATCCGTACCATCAATATTTTCTTGATCAGAAAATCTTATAAACATATCGTCTTGTGTAGTTGTAGAACCTACTGTTGTTTCTGTTCCAAAAAAAACTAAGTGTCTGTCAGGTGTAGATACTAGTACATGACGCGATGCCGTAGGAGCATTTGCTAACACAGTTGCTCTATTAGAAGTAGCGTTTATAGCTGATGCATCCCATTCAAAACATTTACCATTATATATAAGTGCAATAAGTTTAGTTCCGTAGTTATCTAAAATCCATAAACCAGGGTCAATAGTAAAGTCAGTAGAGGACGGATCACCCCAACCAGCAAAACTAGAAATATTTGTAACCGTAGCACCACCACTATGTCCTGCTTTTGTAGTGCCATTAACTTCTCTTGCACCACCACTTAATATATTAGTTGTGGTATTGTTTGCTGTATAACTAATATCTTCTGTACCTATTCTTATTTCACCGGCTGATGGAAAAGCTGCTGAGTTAGTTAAAGGAATATCAGTTACAGTATCATTAATAGTAGAAGCTAAAGTTGTTGTTGCAGCACCTAATGAAGTTCCACCAAACAAACCTGTACCCCAACCAAATCCACCAAGTTGTTGAGATGGGCCTACAGTGTAATAAAGTAATGCTGAAGCAGATCCAGATGTACTTAATGGCGTGCCACTTTCTTGAGAAGCCATTGTAATAGTAAATGTAGTTGATGTTGGAACTGACGCTACCATAAATTTAATGTCTTCAAATGTAGCATCTGTGTATGTAGATCCGACTGCAGTTACACCACTAACACTATCAAACATTACAATATCATTATCAGCAAGTCCATGAACCCCGCTACATGTTACTGTAACAGTTGTAGAAGATGATGTGCTTGTAAAATTAACTCCGGTTAATGTAGTTCTTATAGGGTGTATGTCGTAATATGTACCCCCTGAGTATACATATAAAATTCTGTTTGTGCCAACTGCTGCATATTTAATTCCAGCGTTATCATCCCAATGATGAATAGCTCTAGCTGCACCAGTTAATTTATCTTGTCCTAACTGTTGCCAACCACCTATTTTTTCTGGAGTACCGTATCTAAATCTAACATTGTCACCATCAAACCATTGTCCTTCGGCCCCGGTCTCAGTGACTTGTTTATTAAACCCAGGTGCAAATCCTAATTTTTGTAACATATAACCCCATTATAATACTATTTTACAAATGATGGTAGGCCCAACATAGGTCTTCCGTCAAATCTGTTTTTTTCAGCAAATGGACCATTTACATGATTATAATGTAGAAATACCTGGCCGCAAATGTTCCCGTCAAAAGGCTCTCGCCAATGTTCAAGATCACAGCCACTATACACTAGCATATCACCTACTTCAAGTAAGACTTTTACGCCTTCGTCGTTGGTGGGTTTATATTTTTGTACTTTATGTTCTCCTACTTTCGGACCGTAAACGTGCCCGGCGTTTGGATCAGGATTAATAAATATAGGCCATGGATCACCACCTAAATTAATAGTGGTAGATATCTCACAAGATGGTCTGTCCTTATGTCTATGTAAAATGTCTCCATTCTTATATAATCTAGCATATGAATAGGTCGGAATTAAATCTAAACCTGTTTCCTGTTGCATTCTAGGTAATACTTTAACTAGTAAAGTTTCCATTACAGGATCTGCATAATGAGAATATGTGTTTGGAATCTGTGTGTCTGTCCAAGTGCCTAACATGTTATTGTCGTAAATTATATTATTTTTATACATAAACTCAACAGCATCACGTTTAAGTAAAAAATAGTTAAATACAAAATTAGCTATCTCGTAGCTTATTGCATTTTTAATTACGTGATATTTATTAAAAGCCATCTTGTATAAAATTAAAACTTACTGATATTCTTATATCATTTGATTGATTGGGTTCAACACCATGCCATAACCATGCAGGAAACATAATTAATCTACCTTCATTAGTATCTAAATGAACTTCTCTCCACAGATGTTTTGGTGGTTGGCCTTGTATTCTTGTAGGCATGTTTGTTTGTATTCCTGGTCTTGGATCATTAAAAACTATTTTACCACAATTAGATGGTGTTTTTACATAATACACACCACTGAATAAACTATTGGGATGCACGTGTGGTCTGTTATACCCACCTGGATAATTTATATTAGCCCACATATTACCTAATTTTGGTTTTCTATCTAACCATTCTTCTTTGTATATTTCTTCTTGCATCAAAAACAATTCATCAATTAAAGGTTTAAATTGTGGAAAGGTATGCATATTAGTTTGGCTATGCCAACCATTCATATTTGTTTTTTTAACACCTGAGTCTTGTTTAGACCAAGCAATAATTTCATTAGCTAATTGTTGATTATCTAATTTTATATCTTTACCGTATATAGTAGTTGGAAAAAATTGTTCTGCAAACATCATCTAAATGGTTTACCTCCAAACCAAACTACAAGAGATTGTCTAACGCCACGTGTAACCGGTGCTACTCTATGAGTTAAAAATGATGCAAATAATATTGCATGTCCTTGTTTTAACTCTGCAATTTTTCCAGGTCCCGTTAATTCTAAATCACCACCTTCAAATTCTGATGGATCATTTAATAACAATGTCATAGATATTTTTCTTACAGGTGGTTCGTGTTGCATAAATGTATCACAATCCATATGCCAATCATAGAAACCACCTTCTGGATATTCTGTAAATTGTGCTTGTTCTGTTATTCTTATATCTCCAAAACCAAAATGATTTTCATTTGCTTTTTGTATAAATGTATTAAGGTCTTGATACATATGACTCATTTCTTGAAACGGTATCCAAGATATAGTTGTAACTCTTTTCTTTGTATCCGTACCGCCTTCAGGTTTATTCATACCAACTTTAGCTTGTTGTGGTTTTTGTTTTCTACCTGATTCTATAATTTGTCTACATTGATCTGGTGTAAACAAAGGTGATGTGGTTTGTATTATCCAACTTTTCCACTTAGGTTCTGTTATAATTTTATTTTCATACATTAATGTACTCCTCTATTTAATATTGGATTATAATCTACATCCATATTTGCAGCTAAAGTTCTTCTATACCCTGGTCCGTTAAAAGGATAAACTGTATGCCTCATATCATATGGAAAAATATAAAAATCTCTTTCTTTAATTTCTGGTTGATAATCTACATTTGCAAATTGACCACCGACTGATCCTAGTATTTGTAGTTTACCGTTTTGTGGTGCATCCGATGCAGAATATTCTACACCAAAACTTTGTGGTAATTTTAAAATCATTACACTAGATAAACCTGTATACAATGATCCTTGATGTACGTGTACTGGATTGTATTCATGTTCAAACATTTGATTTACCCAAACAGAATTAAGATGCATTTCATATCTTTTTATTTTATTCCATTCTAAGTAATGTTTAAATTTAGATCCAAACCATTGTAATACATTGCGTGGTAGATGATTATGTTTAGTCATTCTAAAACTATCTTCACCATCATAAAATAAACTATGTTCTTTTTCTATTTTACCAACAAGTTGTTTATTAGCTGGTTTTAATTCAGAATATTTATCTTCATAAATAGAATTAATATTATGATATATATCATAAGGGACTTGATAACGTAAAATAGATTGACCTAAAAAAACAAATTTAAAATCTGATGTGTTCATATTTTTGTTTAATCCTTTCTGGAATTTTTTCTATATAAGGGTTATATACTTTTCTGACAGGGCCATCAAATAGTTTGTGCATATTACTTCCAACTATTTTATCATCGTAAGATAAACCATTTACATTGACCTCATCTAGATTATTAAACCTGTGATTAAAATAAGGTTCATTTATAAACTCATATATTTTTCTAAATTCTTGTTCTGGGTTTGTAACTATATCATCGTACTTTACATAGTGACATATATCTTTATAATTATATGAATTTTTTATTGCTTCTAAAGATTTTGCAACTGCACCGTCTGTCTGCATAATTTTACTTAATTTTTTTTCATCCGTATCTCCATATTTATTTGGAAAAGCATTTGGATTTTCTGTGTACCACTGCATATAACTTGCAAGTACATCCATTAAATCTCTAAGTAATACAATACATTTAAAAGGACGTTTAAAATGTTTTTGCATTAATTTAAAATTACCAGTTGTTATTACTGGCCCACGGTCTATGATTATTCTTTGTGGCCAATTTTTATAATAAGTATCAAACACAGAATCTAAAACATTGTCCAATGATTTATGATCTGGATAATTTAAAAACACGTCTGTTTCTTTTAATAAAAATAAATCTTTCATTATCTCTAATGTAATAGAGTTAGGTGTTGCTGCTATCTCAGGATTTTGATTCATAATACTTGCAAATAAAGTATTACCTGATCTAGGTTGTGCTACTAAAAAGAAAAGTTTTTTATTTGTCTTTTGCTCCGAGGTCATTGGTCAATTGTTCTTTCTGGTTGTAAATCATTTCTCCTGATTTTTTAACTCTTTCTATTGTCTTTAATTGTCCAAGAACATTAAACACTTCTGGTTGTGATGATCCTGATGTTAATGTTTCTGCCTTGTTTTTCATTATTAAATGATAAGAATCTAATTGGTGTCTGTTGACATCTTTGTCATCAAAAGAACCATCGTTGAATTCTTTTTTAAGAGTTGACCAAAGTTTAATTTCTCTCATTCTATCTCTAGCAACTAATTGCATGTTAGCTAAACCATATCTAGCTTCATCTAAATCTATTGCATACTTTGTTAATTTATATTCGTCTGTTTCAGACTCTATTTTTTTTTCTAACCATTTAACTTTAGCCTCTGATCTTCTGCAATCAAATGATAAACTCATTAAGTTTTCTAAGAATACGTTCTGTTCTCTAACACACTGCCAATACTTTGCAGCTTTTGTTGGATACTTTGCATCTTGTAACACAGACATTCTCATTTCTGTCTCTGTTCTAAATACTTGTTTCTTAGTCCATGTGTCACGAAGCTCGGCTGTCATAGCCTTAAACTCTTTAACGTCTTCTGGGTCTAATAAATTATTTAAACTTGGTGCTTCTTTTTCAATAAGCGCATGTATGTTTCTTTTTTCTGTCATAATATATATCCTTTCAATTAAGAAAGAATATAAACTTTATTACGAAGTTGTCAAGGTAGAAGCCGTAGCAGCAGGCGTTCCTTGATATGTATATTCTTCTGTACTGTTTACGTTTGTAGTTCCTGTATATCCACCGGCAGCAAACGCTTCTGCGGTATTACCACTTCCACCAATACTTCCTCTTGCTGTTGCTAGAGATGCAGTGTTAACAAAAGACGTTCCATTGTATTCTTCAGTTGCAGTAGTTCTTGAAGGTGGATTACCTGCAGTGCCACCAAAAACAACAGATGCTGTAGATGTTCCGTTTTTAGCCGCAGATCCTATTCCTTTTAATACGGTTAAAGTTCCAGAACCAGATGTCCAATTAGTTCCATCGTAAAGAACAGTTGCACCATTTTCTGTTTGTCTTATTCCAACAGTTGCTGTTTGAGTTCCTGATGCATAAAAATATGTGTTGGGTCCTGTAGGAACATTGTTTGATGTTGACCAAGCAGATCCATTATACTCCTCTGTAGATAAAGTTTTTGAAGGCGGCGCATAAGGAGAACTAGCTCCAACATATCCACCAAAACCTAATCCAGCAGCTTCTGTTCCAGAAAAACCTCCACCACCTAATCTTGCAACGTTTAAATTACCAGTAGCTGTCCAATTAGTTCCATCATATTCTTGTGTTGATTGTGAGTATCCGTTAGTGATGTTATCTGGTCCACTACCACCAGCTACAACAAATGCTGTTTGTACACCTAAACCTCCACCACCTGCTTCTTTTGATACAGGCATATTATTTTGGTTTGTCCAAGATGTTCCGTTATATTCTTCTGTTTCATTTTTGTACGGTGGACCAAATCCACCTGCAATAATACCAGCAGATGTAATTCCTCCAGCTGCCATGTTTCTTCTTGTAGTATTTATGTTGTTACCGCTACCCCAAACAGCTGCTGTAAATGTATTTATAGATGAATTATATTCTTCTGTTGCTTGTGTATTTGATCCGGTGCTTCCAGCTCCAAATGTTGCAGCGGCAGTTGAACCACCTTTAGATACTATAGATCCATTTCTACCTGATGACATTGTAGCTGAAGATGTTGTCCAAGTGCTTGCATCCCATTCTTCAGTAGCTCCAGTTCTTGCTGGCGTTCTTCCCCCTGCATATAAAGCGTTTGATTGAGTTCCTAATAATCCCATTGAACTTCTAGCTGTATTCATACTATTTGCAGTTGTCCAAGAAGAACCATCAAATGTTTCAGTAGCAGAACCTCTGGTAGTGTATGGACTACCACCAGAAAATATAGCTGCGGTTTGAGTTCCGCCACCACCTAACGTAAAACTTCCTGAAGTGTTTGTATCTGCACCAGGAGTCGGCATAGCAGTCCAATTCGTACCATCGTAAGAAACTGTTCTAGTGCTATTAGCTGTTTGAGCCGCGTTGTAACCACCATAGGCTAATCCCGCTGTCAATGTTCCTGAAGCAGCACCAAAACTTCCTTGCTCTGAAATATTATTTCCAGCTGTCCAAGAGCTACCATCATATTCTTCTGTTTGTAAAGTTATAGTTGGACTAGCAGGAGAGTAATCTCCACCGGCGTATACGGCTGAAGTAGATGTACCAAAAGCATATCCAGCTCTTCTACTAGTATTTAAATTAGGTTGAGCACGCCAAGTGTTACCACCATATTCAATTGTTAAATTGTGAGCTGGTTGTGGGCTTGGTCCAACACCACCAAAACCGAGAGTGTCTGTTTGTCCTCCAACACCACCAGCGTAATAAAATTGTGTTGGTGTATTAGCACCACTAGAAAAAGCTTTAATCTGCACCAATGCTTTGTTTGCACCTGAAGTCGAGTTATACCACACCTGTCCTTCATACGACGAAGTTAACGTCGGATCAGAAGATAAATAATTTACCCGTCTACCATGTATACTCTCGTAATCAGACATTTAAAAATCCTTTATGGGAGAGTAATTTCAGTTGGTCTATCGTTTCGTGCTTTGTAGTCATCAGACTCAGCATCCCATGCAGCTTGTGCAGTGTCTACTGAAGCATCTACAAGAGCTTGAGCTTCTGCTTTAGTCTTTTCAACACCGTTCTTTTCAGCTAACCACGTAGCGCCTTTTTCGTTGTTACCAACGACCCAGACGTCTGCAGGATAACCTCTAAGAAAAAAATTTCTTCTGTCTTCAACAGTAAAGAATCCTTTTCCAGTGTTTGTAGCAGTGCCATATATAAATAGTGCCATAGTTACTCCTCCTTTTGTTTTATTATATACTTAATTTTATTCATTATCAACTGGTAGTTATTGTTTTAACATTTACTGCTGTTGTTTCACCAGTGAATTCTTCAGTTGTTGTCGCACCATACGCAGTAGCAATATCTCCACCTGTCACTACTGCTGATGTTGAAGTTCCAAACCCAAATAGATTTAATTTTGCTATCGATAAATTTGGTTGAGTAACCCAAGTAGTTCCATTGTAAAGTTGTACCGATGTAGTTTTGTCATTAGCACCAGCATTGTCACTACCTCCAGAAAAAAAACCATTGGAATTAGGAGCTGCTGTTGTTCCCGAAGTTCTTTTTTTAGCTGTTACTACAGTGTGTCCTGTTTCTGTCCAAGCACTTCCATTATACGATTCTACATTAGAAGTAATTGTTGCTGGAGGACTTTGATAACCTGATACTAAAAGTGCTGCAGTTTGTGTTCCCCATCCCGCAGGTTTTTGTCCATCTCTTTTAGTATTAGTAACACCTCCTGATGTCCAAGAAGAACCATCATATTCGTCTGTAGTTTTTCCAGGAGTTGAATCATATCCACACATTAAAGCTGCAGTTTGTGTTCCTATACCTCTTCCTTGTGAAACCGGAGCGCTTGGTATTGTTGCTGGAACTGCCGTCCAACTTGAACCATCATAAGAAGCAGTTATATTAGTTGGACTAGAACTCCAACCAAAAGCCAAAGCGGCTGTCTGTGTTCCAGCTCCTGATAAATCTGATGTTGCTTGAGGAATATCTCCACCTGTTGTCCAAGATGTTCCACCGTATTCTTCTGTTTTTACACTTGAATAAGGTGCATCTCCTGGATTACCACCAAATATAAGACCTGCTGTACTAATTCCACAATCACCTCCTGTTGCTCTTCCTTCTGACAAAGCACCACTACTAGCCCATGCTCCAGCTGTAATAACGTTTATTGATGTTTGAAATTCTTCTGTAGCGCTAATTCTTGGTCCTCCTGAAAATCCAGGATTTATTCCTCCATAAGCTAAAGAATTTGTAGTGTTTGCTTGTTGTTTAGATGCACCAAGTTGTGATCTTGGAACTGCTGTAGATTGACCTGTCGTAAAAGTAGAACCATTATATTCTGAAACTGCAGTAGTATAGGCAGTGCCATAACCATTAATTAAAAAAGCATCTGTCTGTTGTCCAGAGGCTGCTTGGTAAGCTTTTTGAGCAGATGGTACACTACCACCTGATGTCCAATTAGTTCCATCATAAAGTTCAGCATTAGTTGTAAAGCCAGCTCCACCAGCTTGTTCTCCACCAAACACAACACCCGCTGTTTCTGTTCCACATGCTGCACCTAAATATCTTGTAGTGCTCATTGCATTTACCGCTGTCCAAGAACTTCCATTATATTCATCTACAGTGTTAACTTGTGTTACACCTCCTGGAAATAAAGATTCACCTCCAGCGCATATACCTGCTGTTTCAGTTCCAAAACTAAAAGGCCCCTCTCTTTCTTCGGTTAAGTCTCCACCTGCTGTCCATGATGAACCATTATATTCAAAAGTTTTAACTGATCTAGCTCCTGGAGGATCACCTCCTCCTACAGACATTCCAGCTGTTTCAACTCCTAACCCACCTGCATTAAATCTTGCTTCAGGTAAATTTCCTCCAAGGTTCCAACCAGTTCCATTGTAATGTTGTGTAGTTGCTAAATTTGCTGTGTTACTATTACCACCCGCAGAAACTGCTGCAGTTTGTGTTCCAAAACCTGCCATTAGTCTTGATTCTGTAACCATGTTAGCAGAAGATGCCCAGGCCGATCCAACCATAACATTTTTAAATTCTTGGTCGGTGCTATTATACCAGATCTGCCCTTCAGCTTGATCATTATCAAGATTGCTTGATAATGTTTTTACAGGTTTTCCAATTATGTTTTTATAAGTTGACATATTAACTCGATGTTACCGTTTTAGCACCTATATATGATGCTGTATACTCTTCTGTTGAATTATTAGCAGGTGTTCCCGCAGGACTTTCTCCACTAATAGCTAATCCTGTTGTTCCTGTTCCGCCTCCACCAGTCATCGCTCTAGTTACTCCTAGCGTAGCACTCTCATTGCTCCAGTTTGTTCCGTCATAATGTTCTGTTGCTCCAGCAAATGGTTCTCCACCAAAAAGTAAAGAATCAGTTTGAGTTCCTAAACTTGAAACTCCTCTATATGCTTGACTTGTATTACCTGTGGGATTACCAGTAGACCAAGATGAACCATTATATTCCATAGATATATCTCTAGGTGCAGGTGGTGCAGCTGAAGCTGCTAACGTCGCGCTAGTTGTTCCTGAACCTCTTATAGCGTGAGCTCCTGTAGGAAGACTAGGCGCAGATGTCCAACTACTACCATTATAAATTTGTGTTTCTGTTTTAGAATTTGGGCCTGCTTGTAAACCCCCTATTTGAAAAGCAGCTGTTTGAGTTCCTGCGGCACCCATATAATATCTTTGTGCACCCATAGCGCCACCTCCTGTCCAATTTGTACCATCATATTCTTCAGTTGCAGCTGTGTAGGTAAAAGGATTTCCTGAAGTTCTTCCTCCAAAAACAACTCCCGATGTTTGTGGACCTGCCCCTCCAAAAACTAATCTTACTTGTGACATTGCATTTACAGTAGTCCATGAAGAACCATTATATTCTTGAACGACATTAATTGCAGTTGATAAAGCGGGAGAAGGTGCAGGAACAGAACCTCCAGCTAATACAGCTGAATTTTGTGCTCCAAAACCAACCATACCTCCTGTAGCAGGACTGCTAGAATTTGCTGCTGTAGACCAAACTGATGCAATTGGTCCAGCTACTTTTAAAGCTCCTATAGTAGTATTGTACCACATTTCACCTTCGTAATTTGTAGCTGGTGTGGGATCAGCAGTTACTGTTTTAACTAGCTTTCCCCTTATTGCTTTATAGGTCGACATTATTTAGTCTCCTTAATTATTTTTCAAAAGCCAGCCTTGTGTGCCATCTACATATACTAAAGTATTTGCTGCTCTTTCTGTTGATACTGTTAAAGGATCTGTCGATCCTGCAATTTTTTCTGTTCCGTTTTGATCAATTGTTAATGCGTTAGTATCAAATGTTCCTGCATAATCAATAAATGCTATTTCATCACCAATGCTTCCTGCAGGTAAATCCATTTCAAATGCACCACCTGTAGTATTGATAAAATAACCTTCACCCGCAACTGCTGTGAAAGTAGAAGTTTTAACTGCTTGCCATGAAGTACCACCTGATACTGCTGCAAAAGATAAAGTACCTGATCCGTTTGTTTTTAAAAATGTATCTGCTGATCCATCAGCATTTGGAAAAGTTAATCCATCAAGAACAATGTTTCCTGAACCGTTTGGTGTAATAGTAATATTACCATTAGCAGCATCTACGATTGTAATTACTCCAGAATCAGTGCCACTATTTGTGCTTAATGCTAAATTTCCAGTTCCATTTGTAGTAATAGTTGCATCAGCATTGCTGTCTCCAACTTTTACTGTGTCTGCTTGAAGTGTTACATCACCTGTTCCGTTTGGAACAAGGTCTATGTCTGCGTTAGAAGTTGATACAATATCAAAACCATTTACATCTAAATTACCACCAAGTTGAGGTGACGTATCGTCTACGACATCTCCACCAGTTTGTACTTCTATAATGTCTGGGTTGGTTCCATCGTTTGCGGTTGCAAAAACAATGGCTGTTTTTTTATTTGTTGTAGCAAAAGTAAAAGTGTCACCACTTCCTGTTGCGTATTTAAATTGAACTGTATAAGCACCAGATGTTGAATTTTTTAAAATATAAAAATTTTCTACATCGTTTGGAATTGTTATAATTCTGTTACCAGTTATTGAACCAGTAAACTCAATCATTCTAAATTGAGCTGTTCCTGTTGTAGCTCCGTCAGCTATAGTTAAAGCTTGAGTACCAGCACCACCAGCAATAGATAAACTACTAAAGCCACCAGTTAACTGCTCAAATAAAGATAAGTTATTATTAGTCTTTGTTCCCCAAGTTCCGGCATTTTCACCGGTTACCATTAGTTCAACACCAAGAGGTGTGTATGATGAAGCCATAATTTTTTCTCCTAAGCCACGTGCGTTACGTCTGTATACGACGTTTCAGCTGTAACGTCAACATCAGAATAACTCGCACTATTTGTTTTATTAATATCACTATAACTTGTATTACCACTAATATCAACATCTCCATATCCTAATGGAGCTATTTCTCCAACCGCAGATGTAGCTAGTTGACCAGTTAATCCTATAATATCGTTCGGTGTAATTGCTCCTACTGCAGAAGTTGCTGACACACCAGTTAACGAAACACCTATTTCAAGAATAATAGAACCTACAGAAGAAGTTGCTTGTTGACCTGTTAAACTTTGAGTAATCTGTTCTTGTAAAAGTCCTACAGAAGATGTTGCTTGTTGGCCCCCTACTTCAACTGTTAAAGCATCAAGAATTATTCCTCCAACTGCAGAAGTCATTCCTAAACCTGTTAATCCAACAGTAGCTTGTGTTATTAAAGGTGTGCCAATACTAGATGTTGCACTTTGACCTGTTGGTATAACCACACAATCTATAATAGATGTTAAACTACCTACAGAAGATGTAGATGATATTCCGGTTAACGATATAAGTTCTTCTGGTAAAGCAGTTAATGATCCAACACTAGATGTTGAACTTAATCCTGTTGGTTGAACTAATTTATTAAATGAATCTCCATAAGGTTCTTCACCCCAACCGTTTCTACCCCAACCAACTAATGTACCAGCGTTATCAAAATCACCTACTTCAGATGTAGCCTGCACACCGGTTAACTCTGCGATAGACAATACACCTGTTGTTAAAGAACCTACGGAAGAAGTTGCACTTTGACCTGTCGGTATAACAGTTTGTGTATCAAAAGTTGTTAAACTACCAATTCCAGAAGTTAATTGTTGACCTGTTAATTGTACGGAATAATCTACACCCCAAGCTGAATTACCCCATTCTTGTCTACCCCAACCTTCAGTGTTAAAAGCATCTACCGCACCTACACTAGATGTAGCTGATACACCTGTTAATGCAACATCAATAGCATCTTGAGTGCCATATTCGTTTGCACCCCATGACATAAGTCCCCATGAGTTTCCATCAACAGTGTTTGCTTGTCCACCCATTCCTGAGTGATTAGTACAATAGTAATAAAGATTTGGTGCACTTTCAGCTACTACAATTTGAGTATAAGCTCCTGCTTGTCCAGGTGTTCCGCTTGCAGTTACACCGGTTGTGTATTGGGTTCCCCCACTAGCATCTTCAGAGGTTGCAAATCTTAATGGATGACTTCCATTTGAATTATCTGATTGATCAAATTTATAAGTACCACCTTCTCCTAAAATTAAAGTAGCTTGTTGTACTCCATCAATAAAATATTTATTACCGCCGCCGGTACTAACTACCGTTACTGTGAAAGTTCTAGTAACGGACATCCGTCGTTACCTCTACGCTATACGAATAATTGCGTTAGATGCGTCTGCTGCTGGAAATTGAATTGTAAAAGTTCCGCTTGATACAGTTTTGTCACCACCAAAAGCAACTACTGCACATGCCTTGTCTGATTGTGTATCGTTATATATTAAACAACCGTTAGCTGTAAAAGAAGCAGAAGTAAAACTTACATCTGCAAAATCACAAACTGCAGTTGAACCATCTAAAACAGGAGTAACACTTGTAATTGCTTTTCCTCCAGCTGTATAAGCTGATCCTGATGTATTAGTTATTTCTTCTGAAGTAGAATAAGCTGTTGTACCTGCACCTAAAGATGCATCACTTTGATACAAAGCTATTTTAAAAGTATTTCCAGATGATGCAGTAAAGTTGTGAGTACCAACTAAGATCTCTTGTTTAAAGCTATTACATATAGCTGATGATATTGTCATAATTTAATCTCCTCAATTTATGGTGACGGTGACTTAACTTGTATTCTAACTGTTCCGTCAGTATAATCGTCTCGTCTTCGTCTTCCAAGTTGCATACCTGCAAACTGTTGTATAGCATTTTTATACTTTTGTTCGTAGAATGTCAACATATCCATTGGACCTTTTAAAAAACCATATGCCTCTACTAAACACGCATACAATAAACCTTGTGGGAAATAGGTGCTTAAATAAGTATTGTTATTAAAACCAGTACCGGACCCTAAACCATTTGGCATTTTGTTATAATATATTCTGAATTTGTAAGCTGCGTCAGGCGTAGGAGCTAGATACATACCTCCTGACGATGTGTCTGTAGTATTGTCAGCACCACCAAACATAGCATAATATTTAGGAAATCCTGTAACATCTTGTGCTGTTCGATCACCTTCTGGTCCTGTTAATCTATCTACGTATTCTGATAAATATGTTTGATCTTTTTTTTCTAACCAAGTTCCATTACCTTGTGTGTTAGCAGTAGAGTTAAATACTTCAACACCTCTTATAAATAACGCTCCAGCTGGTGAATTAATTGTATTGTCATCAGCAGCTAATGTTCCTTCTTGAACAAATCTTTGAGAGTCCATAGGTAATTCTTGGTATATTCTAAATTCAGCAGCCATAATAATTCCGTCAACAATAGTAGTAGTTAGAACATCAGAACTTACTTCTGTGTAATCTCTAATTGCTGTAGTTAATGTGCTGTAATCGTATTTTTTAACTCCTGACATAATTAACCTCTATCATTAATCGGTCCAACTGTACACTGTAAACCGCCCCCTGTTTCTGTGCTACTAGCATTACTAGCAAGTTCAAAACCAAAACCTACCTGGGTTGTTGTAGTTGCTGGATTACCTGTGCTATCATTATATCCAGCGGGTGCTACTGTTTCTTCAAGAAAAGATATTTTATAAGCTCCAAATACTTTAGATCCAGTTGCATGTTCACTTGCTGTTGTGCTAACAGGACTAACTCCTCTGTAGGGAGCGCTTGTTCCTCTAGTACACCCTGTTAAATCATTTGAAGATCTTCCAGTATATTCAATAACTTCGTTTTCAAATAAACCTGAAACTGCATTTACTTTTTCAATAACTATAAAACCTGATGTTGGAAACGCTGACCCA